TAACACGCAGACTTATAGACATAACATATCAAGAAAGACTAAGTCATCTTAGCAGTACACTTAGCGCACTGCCTATTATTGAAGAAATATACGCAGAGCGTAAAGATGATGAAGTCTTTATATTAAGTAACGGCCACGCCGGACTTGCCTTGTACGTTGTTCTCGAGAAATACTATGGAGTTGACCCCATAGCCATGTTGCACAAACATGGTATCCATCCTGGTATAGATCCTGAAAATCATTTGTACTGTAGTACAGGCAGTCTTGGCAGTGGTCTCCCTATTGCTATTGGACACGCATTAGCAACACCCGACAAAACAGTATGGTGTATGATATCGGACGGGGAGGCCGCTGAAGGAAGTATATGGGAAAGCCTACGCTTTATTGCTGACAACAATATTAGAAACATTAGAGTGTACGCTAACATTAATGGAATGGGTGCTTACGACCCAATTCATACAGGACAGTTAGTAAACAGAATACGTGCGTTTTGTCCCAGCGTTAAGATTAGGCTAAGTGAAACACCACGTTGGTCATTTGCGCAGAATTTACTAACACACTATTACGTAATGAATGAGAAAGATTATGAGGAGGTTATAAATGCGTCGTGAAGCGGCAGACTTACTGCTAGGTAGCATGGTCAATGCTGAAGATGTGCGTGTTGTAACCGCTGACTTGGGCTTTGGCATACTAGATCAAATACGTGCGGCGTTTCCGGAACGTTTCTACAACGTTGGTGCCGCAGAGTTTTTAATGATTGGATCAGCAATAGGTATGGCCAGAGAAGGACTTGTACCTGTGTGCTACTCAATGAGCAGTTTCTTATTATACAGACCATTTGAACTGCTACGCAACTATGTTAATCACGAACGGATTCCTGTTAAGTTGCTAGGCAGTGGTAGAGATTATGATTATAGTCACGATGGTATGAGCCATTGGGCACACGATGATGAACAGGTATTGGCCGCACTACCAAATATTAAAATATACAAACCCGAAACTATTGAAGAATTAGAAGGAGTGTGGCAAGAGTTCTTGTTCAGTACAGAGCCTGCCTACTTAAACTTAAGAAGAAAACTATGAGCACTAAAGTTGTTTATGTTACAGGCTGTTTAGGCTTTATTGGATATCATGTTACACAACATTGTTTAGACAAGGGTTGGTACGTGCGTGGTATTGACAAGTGTACCTATGCGGCAAATGAAGATTTACTAGAAGATTTATTAACCAATGATCGTTTTACATTTGAACGCAAAGACATAAACGACATAGACTTTTTATACGACTGTGATTATATTATTAACACAGCCGCAGAAACGCATGTAGATAACAGTATTGTAAGTAGTGATGTATTTTTGCGCAGTAATGTTAACGGAGTGCATCATTTATTAAACTTAATTAAAGAAAAACACCGCTTTAAGATGCCTACACTGCTACACTTTAGTACAGATGAAGTTTACGGTGATATTGTAGATGGTAGTCACGTTGAAACTGATTTGCTCAAGCCTAGCAATCCATATAGTGCTACCAAAGCGGCCGCGGATCAACTTATACTTGCTTGGGCTAGAACATTTAATGTTCCTTATGTTATTGTACGTCCTACTAACAACTACGGTATTGGACAGTACACAGAAAAGTTTATACCAAAAAGTATTAAAAGTCTACAGTTAGGTAGAACTATTCCACTACACGATGCTGGCACACCTAGACGTACTTGGTTACACGTTAGTGATACTGCTGAAGCAGTAACTACACTAATCGAAAGTGGTGTGCAAAATGAAATCTTTAACATTGCTGGCAACTACGAAGAACAAAACATTGTTGTAGCACGTAAGATTATTAGTATGTTCTTTAGAGGCAAAGAACACGATTTAGATAGACATTTAGACTTGTCTGTTACAAGACAAGGACAGGATGTGCGTTACAGTATTGATGATGAAAAGTTGCGTAGACTAGGTTGGCAAGCTCAAGCGGTATTTGAAATTGAACTTATTAAGATTGTTCGCCACTATCAGAAGAAGTTTGTATGGTAGCACCTAGGTGATTACCATTTTCATCAACTTCGATCCAAGTATAATCTCCTAACCATTTTACTCTAGCAATATACTCGTAATGGTCCGGCGCACCAGTTCCCCACGCATCTTCATCAAGTGGTGTTAGTATAGTACGTTTCTTATAATTGTCCCATACTAAGTTATATATTTGTCCGTGATATATTTGAAATTGATAATAGGCGGCGTGAACAGCATCAGTAATATACAGTCTGCGCTTTATTTCTTCTGCTTGTGCTTGTAATACTTTAACAAGATCCATTATGCGCTTGTATTCTTGCTCGGCGTGCATACGAGCAACATTAAGCATAATGTCTTTTTGTTTTTCGACAGGGACTAATTCAAACTTGGGACCACCTGCTTCGGTAGGATAAGGAGTAACATTTCTATTAAGAAACGCTACTAAGTCACCGCCTATTTCGCTGTCGTAACTGTAACGTCCCTTTGCTAAGTTACTCTTTTTCTTCTTAGCCATTTACTCTTCTAGTAGATCTTTTTTATCCTCTACGTCTTTGTACTCATCTGCTTCTGGAAGTGGGTCTTTAGACTTTGTAATGTTGGGCCATTTTTCAGCAAGTTCTTTATTTTTTTGTAGCCAGTAATCAAAGTCTTTCTTTGTAGTTTCATTATCACCAATGATAGCGTCAACAGGACATTCAGGAACACAAACAGCACAGTCAATACATTCGTCTGGATTGATTGCTAAAAAGTTTGGACCTTCGTAAAAGCAATCCACTGGACAGACATTTACGCAGTCTGTATATTTGCATTTTACGCAGGCTTCTGTTACTAAAAATGTCATGCTGTTATCCTCTTAAAGTAATCAATTATTGTTAAACTGTCTTGCTCGTCCATATATTTTAATGGCCTGTTTTTAAATTTTACTACGTTTGCATCGTGCCAATCAAACTGTTCTAACTGCTCAATACGATGAAACTGTGGCATAATGTCTTTTACATATTGATAGTTATCACTATCTGTTACACTCTTATAAATTCCTAATAATTCATATTCACTTAGCCACATTGTTTCGTCAAACGGTGCTAGGTTGCGTATTGCTTCTGTCCACGTTGTATTGTGTCTAGTTTCTATTAGTGTTTTTAAACTTTGCCAATCTTTTTGCAAATATGGCATGAACTCTGTTACATAACTTTCGTTACTTTCTCGTTTTAGACCTATTAACTTTTCAACATATTCATTATATATGCTGTGGTGTTCATTCCATACATCCTCAGTTCTAAATACAGGTTGTGCATTGTCAAAAAACTTATAAGGCTTTATAGCAAATACATCAACATCTTGAAATAGCACATCACTGTCTAAATAATCTAATAGAGCTAACTTAACACCCTGTTGCTGATACCAAGTATCTGTTGCTGTTTCGTTTGTGCGCCAGTTAGATAACTTATACTGATCTATTATTTCTCTGTCGCGATAGAATACAAAACCAGTTGTATCAATACCGCATTTATGAAACTGTTCTGTTAGTGTTACAAAACTGTATACACTAACAATGTGTGTTTCCGCTATGTCAGGTTCTAAAAACTTATCAAAACTAAGTGCGCAACAGGCTTCATACATCCTACCAGCACCAATGCCCATTATGCGTTTAATCATTTAAAAATATTGCTGTATACTTTTAGTTTCTCAATCTTTTCATCTCTGGCACGGTTAATATCTTCTTCCTTAACCAAACCAGCTTCGATCATTAGTCCAATCATACAGACCAAATCACCAACTTCCATACTTAAATTTTCTCGTTGTGTCTTGCCAGACTTGTGTTCGTTGTCTATACCAAAACGTACACATTTACTAACTGCTTGTATTACCTCAGCACACTCCTCCTGAGTGATACCTAGTATCTCACGTTCTTTTTCTGTCATAGTGTTATTATATACTACTGACTAGGCTATGTCAACATTGTATGTGCCTTGATCGTACTTGGCATCAGTACAACTCTTACAAAGGCTCTTGTTTGAGTAACAAGTTTTGGTGTTTTCTTTTATCAAACTTACCATACCTGGACCAGTAAACAAGTCCCAATAACTATCCCTGTTCAAGTTACCGATAACGTGTTTTAGATCATAGTCCATACAACACAATACTACGTCGCCGTTTGGCATCAGTACGTGCTGATCGTAGTTTACTGTTTTACTACAATGAATTGGTAGTTTGTGTTCTTTTACAAACTTAATTTCCTGATCTGTCGTTACCTGTTCTTTGTTCAAACTACCAGCACGATCGTGTCCAAACCAGTTATACAATCTAACACCCAGGTGTTGTAGGTCTTGATGTATTTTACCATGATCGCTCATGGTCATTGCTTCTAGTTTAATGCCTGCTGATTGTATACCACCTGTCATAATATGGAACACATCTTCCCACTCTTTGCTGTATTTCCAGCCCTTCATATTGCCGTATTCGTCTGGAAAGTGTACGCTAAATGTATCAACTAAGTTTCTATGTGTTCTTAGTAACTCCATTACTTCATTGGCAGTATCCACAGTCCAGTTGTACAGAGTTGTATAGATAGCAACACGATGATTTGATTCTAATGCGTAGCGCAACATATTAGTTGCTTCTGGGTTGACCCATGCTTCGGCCATACCACTAAAATCTATTCTTGTCTCTGGCGGAATTTTGCCAAGTGCTGTCTTAAATGTTTCCAAGCTCATATACTTGGTGTCTTCACCGTACTTGGTTCTTAAGTTTTCCTGTGGACAGAAATTACACATGAGTGGACAACCAATCATGGTTGTAATTTCCAACGTGGGCATTGTTTTCATAAATTATTGAACTGCTTTTTTGTTAGATGGCTTTAACTTAATTGATGTTGCTTTTTCTTTGACCGGTTTTAAAGTAACCTGGCTTAGGATTTGTCTATTACTAAATCCGGTATTGCTACTCATTAAATATATTCCCATAGCATAAATTTCATTGGCCATTTGTATAGGATCTGTAAAATATTTTAATGCTTTAGCAGGAAAATTTATTAGCATCATTCCATCAAACCCAGACTCTGCTTGATACAATGCATAATTAGCTCTTAGAAAATACTGTCGAGGATCTTGACCACCTACTACAGCATTTACAATGTCGCTAACTTCTGTCCCGGAAAATATATATTTGAATAGTTCTGTTGCTAGTTTCTTTTGTTGTGCTGGGTTTAATCCGTTCGCGTCCATAACTGATTTTAAGTTAGTTAAATTAAATGACGTACCTTCTTCGGGGGGATTTGGTAAATGCTTGTTTAATATAGCTGGAATATTATCAACTTTTAATAATCCAGGAGTACCAACCCTTCCGCCACTTTGACCAGCGGCCGCTTTGACTTCAACAACTTGATTGCCTATATTAAGATCTCCTTTACCTGTGATTTTAATATGGGGACTTAATACTGCTAATGCAAATTCACCCGGACCTTTTGCACTTCCAAACGTTACTGGAGCAAGAGCTTCAAAAACCCTATGCACAAATTCCATTGGTGCGCCTTTACCACCTGTTAATAAGTTTTCAAATTTAACATATTCTCCACTGAGCATACGATTTATGTCTATAAATCCTTGTGGATAAAATTTAGTGAAGGCTTCTTTTTCTTCTACGGTTCCGGGCAACTCAATGATGATATCAGCGAGTTTTTGCTCATATCCTTTAGTATCAGTGTCTCTTTGTAATGTTCCGCCGATACGATCTAATAGACCACCTTTGTGCAACGCAGTGTAAATCTTATTAAGAAGGTCCTCGTCTTGAGTAGCTTGAACTCTATTAACGATATCCTGCTTAATATTACTAAGATTGGTCTTTTCTGTTAAAAATTCTTTTGCTCGCATAATAGTGTATTTAGTTGCGTTCTATGTCTTCTTCAATGCAGTCTCTTCCGTACTGCACTTCAACTATTACACAGGGATCATCGTAGGGATTATGTAGTTGATGCCATACACCTGGGTTAATTTTGTAATCGCTATGCGTGTCTAATACTACATTTCCTACACGACAGCGTCCACGTGCTACTAACCATAGCTCACTTCGCATACGATGTCGTTGTAAACTTAAACTTTGTCCAGGCTCTATTGTAAGTGTTTTGACTTTAACGCCGGGTACGCTGTATAGCACATCATAATGACCCCAGTTGCGATCTGTTCTACGCTCTGTTTTCTCCCAAAACGCTGTCCAGTCTGTCAGCAGGTCACTGCTTGAATTCATTTTGTATGTGCCGCCAACACCCCAAGCATATTCTACACCAGTTATGTTTGTTTCCGGACTGTTTTGTGCTGTACGATCTCCACCGTTGGCTACAACAATACGATGATCACGCCAAGTTGCTTTTGTTATGGCCACAGCATGTCGTGCAGTATTATCTTTGTCATCAAACTCTATAGTGTAGTCTACCATTTCTAAATTCTTAATGATAGTACTGCGCTCATTCCAGTTCATAAACGCACGACCTTTTTTACGCTCTAGCCAGTCGTCTGAATTTATGCCTACTACCAAGTAGTCGCCTAGCTCTTTTGCCGCACGAAAGTAAGCAATATGTCCTGAGTGCAGTGGATCAAATCCACCTGTTACTAATACTACTGTTTCTTTAGCCATCTTTCCAGTTTATACCATCGGGGAAACGTAAGTCTTTGTCAATCCACATGGTCAACACTTCTTCTTGTCTAACATAACCATACTTGGTCAAAGAATTTATAACAGTATCGTTAAGTAATCCTTTGTCAGCAAGATCAAACCATGTAGTAGTCTTTGGATCCATTGGTTCTATACCTGACTTATAAACAGCAACGTGTAACCATGGATCATCTGGTTCTTTCTTAAAGTATGCATCTCTACAATCAAAGCCATTCACAGCCAACATATACATCATATGTATTAAGTTATGGTTGTAGTAACACATATTATGTGAGTGAACTACTGGCCTTGCGTATTTGTAGTAGGTTGACATTGGAAACACCATCATCAGCATACCATCTTGAACTAACTGTTTGTTCCAAGCGTGTAGTGTACGCAATGGATTTGTTATGTACTGAAATGTATTGTGGCTCCAGATAAAATCAACCTCTATAGGTAGCGGTGGATCCCAAGAATCTATGTCAACATCAGCCATATGTACATTATCATATTTTCTAACGTCATCGTCTAATAGTTTCTTAACCGCCAAATCACAGGCATAGACTTTATAGTTACGTGGCAGTGGTGGATCATCACGAGTCATTAGGTTCGCCCACCACTGTACATCTCTGCCAGTTCCACAACCAAAGTCAGCAATAATTTCTAAACTGTCTAAAAAACTATCATAGTTATATAACTGATCTAATGTTTGTAAACTGTGTTCATGCGACTCGTATTCATTTCTAAATGTTATCATAGTGTTACATCCTCCATACCTGCTGTACGTAGACGCACAACGTGGCCCAGCATAAAGTTCTTGCTCTCAAGTCCTTTCATTAGTCCTAGCCATTTATTGCGTAGTAGTGCAACTTCGTTAATTATTGTTTCAAATTCAATTACTTCATCTTCGCCGTCTACATACTTTTCAGCATCGCGACTGCTTAATGCACGAGCATAACCTTCTAAATACTTTTGAAAGTATTTCCTACGTAGTTTACGTAATTCTATATTTAAGAAGTTTAATACCGCTTCAATCTCTTGTAGTTGGTTGAAGCGATGTTCAGTTATCCCTGGCAAATTTGCCGCGGACTTTTCAAGGCTACCGGCTATATGAGTTTCTTTTTTAGCCGTTTCAAGTTGTGCTTCATAGTAAAATATGAAGCCAGGAATATTTTCTAAATTTTGAACTACCTTATTATACCACATTATTCTTCGTAATCGTCGTAGTCTTCATCTTCATCAATTGAATATTCTTGCACCGCACGTTTTGTATAATTGTCGGCAACCGAAAACTCTTTTAACTGTGATTCCGATAATGTATCAACTAGCATACTAACTAAATTGTCAGCGGCTTCTTGACGTTCCTTAACCGGAATATACTGTTTAAGTATAGTATATGATTCTACTAAAACATCTACCTCAATTGACACTTCATTTTCTCCTAATCAAATAATTTATAAAGTTCTGGATAATACTCTGCAAAGTTTTGACTTCTTAATAAGTCCTGCTCTTTAAGATAATCTAACAAATTATATTCTCCAGTTTGATTATTCATGATACTTATTAAAGAAGTAATTTTATTTGTAAAAACGTTATCTTTAATTGTTAATAACTTATCTGTTATTTTTTGCTTCACGCCTATAGGTAGATTTACAATTGACAGTTCCTGCGGTTGTGTTAACAGGCTAAAAGTTATGTCTATACCTGATTCTTTTGCATAAGAATATATCTCGTAACTATTGTAAAAATTTAATGCATTAACAACACTAAAGAAATTAACATTGTACTTACCATCAGTACAGTATTTTTTTATATTAGAATCAACTTGCTCCCAAGGAATTCCAAATCTTTCGTATTCAAATTGCTTTTCTATGTTATCAATACTAAAACTAAGTTCTACTAATTTAAATTGATCCCAGTATTCAAATAAAAAGTCAGCATACACTGTACCATTTGTATTGTAATGCAACGAAATATCCTTAGATAGATCATTGTCAATAAAGTATTGTAACAGTTTTCTATGACTTTTGTCTAGTAGTGGTTCGCCACCTGCAAATGTAATATACTTAACCTCTTTACTAACTTTAATCAAGTCTTCCCAAAACGTACTTATCTCGCTATCAACCCAATCAAATTCAATACTTTGCTTTTTAGAAAACTTTGACCATGTGCTACTACATCTTGGCGAACATATTCTACAGGCTAAATTGCATTTGTTACCTAATTTAATATCTAAGTTTAGCAGTCGAGTACTCTTTATGTCATTGTAATCTATATCAAATTGATAATCTTTGAATACCTGATTATCGTTAACTCGTTTACTGCGTCCGCCCACATCTTCCACTTTCCAGCACTGGTAGCATTGGTCTGGAAGTTTTCCATCTAAGAATTCTTGTTTAAGTTTTTGCTGTTCTATAGAATTAAAGTAGTCTACAAAACCAGTTGTTTGCACGTTAGGTGCTGATATATCTCTATCCCATTTACAGCATCTGTGGAATCCACCATCAACATCAATTTCTAAACTAAGATAAGGTGTGATACACATCGAATCTGGAATAGCATAATTAGTTGGGTTTTTGACATGTATAATAGGCCAATTAATTACTTCAACGAAAAACTTATCAATGTCCAAATGCTCAAGTATACGATCTATATACTTTATCATTGCAGTTTTTGCTGGCAACTCGTCAGCAACATCATCAACAAAGACGATGCGTTCATTACTAGCGAACGCATCTTTATGTACAGACTTTATGTCACGATAAATTTGATTTATCGGTTGCTGTAGTAAATCACTGTAGCTCTTCTGGAGCAGTATCTTCATCAACGATGTCATTTTCTACAGTTGGGGTAACAGGTGTTTCGTTCCAGTCGTTCATAACTGTGTCCAAGCAACCTGCTTCATTACGCTCCCACTCTTTACGGAACTGTTTAATTTCTTCACCAGTGCTAGTAGTGTATTTGAGCCTATTACCATCTTTCTGTAATAACTCTTTCTTTTCACACAGATCAACAAGTCCCGAGTATGGATTCATACCTGTTTCATATGGAATCTTAACCTGCACACCTTCAAACGGTTTTGCGTAACGAGTCTTCATTACTTTACAGCCTGCTCTAATACCACGCACATCGCTGATCTTATTACCGTCATCATCTTCTTTTAGTTTAAGTTTCTTCATAGCAACTACAATACTTGAAGCATAGATAAAGCCTTGACCACCCGAAATCTTGTCATCTGGATCAAACATATCCTGTGATGCATACGTATGGTTAGTAGCAACAAGTCCTACGTTAGCATTACCAAACATATTAACACAGTTACGTACAAGTGCTGTTAGTGCTTTAGGCTTACGACCCATATCACCTTTTAAGTCACCTTTACTAAACTGATCAACATCAGTTGGGGTCAACAACATACCTAAACTGTCAATAACAAATAGTACTTTGGGTCTATCCTCTTCTGGTATGCCCTTGTACTCTGCCATAAAGTCATTTACTGTTTTAGCAACATCATCAATCATTGCCATATTCATCTTTAACAGTTTATCTTCGCTAGTGTCTACACCTAGTGCTTTTAGCCAGTCTTCGTCAAGTGCGTTTTCGCTGTCAATTAGTACAACAAATATGCCCTGCTGTTGTGCATGTTTTACAATATTACCTGAACAGATATAACTTTTACCTGCACCTGACTCTCCAGCAAATACTGTTACCTTACCGAGCGGGATACCTTTGTGGAAATCACCTGAGATAAGATAGTTGAGCGCATAGTTTCCTGTTGATATCCAATCAGTAGGATCATTGAAACCAAAGCTAACGCCAGCAATACTTTTAGTAAGGCCTTTACGAAATTTTGATACATCAAACGGTTTTGCCATGTTTATTTTCCTTATATAGAT